TAACAATAGAAGAAATGTTCTCGGCTTAAAAGGAGACGTTGTGCCGTATTATTCGGACAATTTAGACGATCTCTTGGCGTTTGACGGTATCCGCAGTTTTGCGGGTGGTCAAGCCAGCGGTCTTCAATCAGACTTGCTTGCTGCAAATCAAGTTCAGCAGTTGGTGAATATGACCTTATCCCCGAAGGGGAGTCTAGAAACTCGCAAAGGCGTAACAAGTTTCAGCACATCTGCAACTAGCCAAGAAGGATCAATTGGCGGAATGCGATATTACGACACATCTCAAAACGAAAGACTTGTTGCCGTAATTCAAGGAAAACTTTATACAATCAATTCAAACGGAACAGCGATTAACTCTGACGGAAATATTGGTCCACATAGAGTTCAAGAAATATGGGACAATTTAACTGGAGCCACAAGAACATGGGATAACGAAGCGCAAAAATGGGCTGACGGATTTTCAACCAGCTTTGATGCAAAAGTAAGCATGGCTCAATTTAACGACAAGATGTATATGGCTGATTCGGATGGTGCGCTTTACTATTATGATGGAGATATTGCAACAAGACAAGCTGGTAAAATTAGGGCAATAACTGTAACTACAGCAGGAAGTGGATATACCAGCGCAACGGCAGTTGTGACAGGACCAGATTGGGGCGGAACATTACCAACCCTAATCACAACTGTAGCTGGAGGTGCTGTTACAGGAGTTACTGTTGTTGATGGAGGATATGGATATTCGGGGGAACCAGCTGTAACAATTATTGGAAATGGATCTGGAGCTACAGCTACGGCAACAGTTAGTCCGCCTCCGCTTGATTTAAGACTTTTAATAAATACTGGAAATAGGTTGTTTGGGGTTGGATCTGGAGCAAATAGAAATACTCTTTACGCATCAGATATTTTAGATGCTTCAATTTGGGATTTGACTAACAGCATTGTTGTTAACGCAGATGACGGAGATGAAATTACAGCCATAGTTCAATACTATCAAAACAGAATAATTGTGTTTAAGAGGAGACGAATTTTCCAGGTTACAATTCCTCCAGATGCAACAAGTGCGGCTGATTGGACTGTTCAGTTAATATCAAACAATACTGGATGCGTTGCCGAAGCTTCTGCCGTACAAGTCAACAGTGACATATTTTTTCTTTCTGATGATGGCATTAGATCCCTTGTGCGTTCAGCAGCAGACGATTTCACATCTGTTGGCCTTCCAATTTCAGAGGTAATTAAAGATGTTATACAGCAAATCAATAGTGCAAAAATTGGAATAGCTGCCGCACATTTTTATGACAATAGATACTTTCTTGCAATACCAACAGAGTCAAATGATTTTAACGATACAATCATTGTTTACAACACGATTCTTGGAGCATTTGAGGGAATATGGACTCCAAATGTAATGCAGTTTTCGTTAACCAATTTCCAAGACCAAGGTTTGCGGTTAATGATGAAATTGACAACAGGACAAATCACAAGGTATAGCGGATATAAGACTCCAGCACAGGTAACAACCGCAGACTACAGGGACTTCGGTGTTTACACAGCAACTGTTTCAACTGGTGGAACTTCAACAACAACAACATCAACTGGAACATTTGATTATGAATCATCTGTTCGCACCAAAGACTTTAACTTTGGAGATCCATTTGCTGTTAAGTACGGATCGCATTTCGAGGTAATTTTTGATGATTCCTATTCGACAGATACAACCATATCCATTCAGCGTGATATAGATGTTGGGGATATTGATGTTCAGCCAAATCTAAATATATCAAGTGCTGTACTCACACTTGAGTTTACGCTTCCAGCCCAACTTCCAACATCAGTAAAAAAGAAGCTTGCAAGCGATCTTCGCAAGTATCAAAAGTGGAGGCTGCTTAATGTCAAAATTTCATCTGTTGCCAATAAAATGGCAATCCGCCAAATTACGGCAGCAGCCAACCCAGATACCATCGAGACACAGAAGGCATTATGACCGCTGTTGAGTATATTGAGCAAAGCGGTGTTCCAGAGGCTATGTGGCCTAACCTTGCTGAGTGGTTTGGTTGGTTTGAAAAACAAGGGATGGTTGGGATTGTTCGCGATAATGATGGTATTGCAGGCGTGGCTTTGGCTAGGTGTATAAAGGATGGGCAAGAGCCTAATCATTATGTGCATAGCGAAGATGGCGAGAATGTGTTTGTGGACTTGACGATCTCCTCAAAGGGTGCTAAATCCTTGGGAGGCTTGCTGTTGCTCCTAGCGGAGCGTTTTGGTCCTCGCAAGCGGATCACCTTTAATCGTTCTGGCAAACCAAGGAGTTATGACTATATGAGTTTTATGCGAAAGGCGTTACGCTAATGGGCGGATCACCATCCATCCCGTCACCCCCGCCCCCGCCCGATCCAATGAAATCGGCGCAGGCTAATGCGTTATTCTATCGTTCTTCGCTTGAAACTTATATCGAAAAGTCTCCAGATATTGCTGCGCTTGAGAATGCTCTTCGAATCAAATATATGCCAGAACAACGCCAACTGGAGCGTCAGCTTACGGCTGCCGACCAGCTTGCGCAGGTGCAGGCAGGATTACAGCTAGAGCGTCAATATGGTGGTCAACGCACGCTGGAAGGCTTGCGCAGGCAGTATGAGTACAACCCACAAGCCTATTCTTTAAACCGAGCACTAGGCAATCAGCTTACATCCCAATTCTCAAGAACTTATGGTCAAGCACCACAAGCATCGGTTGAGCGCGAAGTCGCGATGGGTGGTGGCGTATCACCAGTTAATTACACGGCTGGCATATCACAACCTATTGCTGCACCAACATACACAACAAATATTGAAGATGTACTGAAGCGCAACGAAGAAGCAAAGAAGATTACGACAAAGAAGTACCAAGCAGGAGAGATTTAATATGACGTTTGGAGGAAAAAATGCTTTTGATTATAATAGACCCTACAAGTCATCAAGAGTAACAAAATATTCTGTCGATGCGAATGGTGATATTTCTGAATTGACTGGATGGAATGAAACCGCAGAACCTGGTGGCAATCAATATCAAAATCGAGTAAGAAATGATTTGATTGAAAGAGAGCAGGCATACGATGCGCAAGCTAATAATTTTGAATTTGATTCAATTTCAAAAGCAGCTAATGCTGCATCAAAAATAACAAAGCAAAAAGTTTCTGATATTGAGAAAAATTACAAAGATCAATTATCTCAAAATCAGACATACAATACTCTTGCAGAGCAAATAGCAGGCTTGGCTGGACGAGGAGGCTCAAGGATTGGATCAACAGCATCAATTGATCCCCAGACTGGATTGCCGTCATTTGCTGGACAGCCTTCTAGCCAGCCACCAGCAAACCTTTCGGCTGATGCAAACTTTGGTGCGTCCGATCTTTCTACTCGCTTGAATTTTCAAGTTGCCGATCAAGATATTCTAAACGACTATAATAACAGTAAGATTGGGAAGTTAAATCAAATCGTTCAAGATGGAAACTCACAGATTGCTGGTATCAATAGCAGGATTGAGGCAGCTCAAAGCTTATACGATCAGCTTCCATCAGCAGATCCAAGGCGCGCATCAGCCAAGATATCAATAGACCAATTAAAATCAGATTTGACAAGTGTACAAAGCGCGGTGACAAAAGCTGGCCAGCAGGTTGCAAACTTTAAACCAGTTACATCAACAGATGCAGAAGGATTGAAACAGATCACATCCTTTCGCGAGTTTGTAAAATTGCCAGAAGAACGTGCTGGAGATCAACTGCGCCAGATTGATCCAGAGGCGTACAGAACGGCTGTTGGACTTGGCCGTCAATATCGCCAGATGGCTACTCAGCCTCTTGGTGCAACTACAACTGGACAAACAGAGCAATTGCGCAACACGATTGAGCAGGAAGCATTAAATCAACTTAGACTTGGATCTACTCTTGGTGCGGAAGAACGGCGCGGTTACGAGCAGGCAGCAAGAGCAGCGCAGACTGCCCGTGGAAATATCTTTGGCATTGGTCCTGCAGTACAAGAAGCAGCACAAATTGGCGCGGCTGGCGAAGCAAGAAAGCTTGCACGCTATGGTGCTGCACAAAGCTTCCTTGGTTCTGGCGAGACAACTGGTGCTGCTACAGCACGCGACTTAGCGTTGCGGGAAGGATTACAGCAGAATAGGCTTGGTGCTGCATCCAACTTCATCGCTGGCGGACCTTCGCTTTACAATTTGGCTGGTCAAAGGCTTGCACAGCAAAATGCGTCATTCCAGAATTACATTAACGCAAATCAGGTTACACCAAATCAATTCCAAACTGGACCTGCTGCAAATCAATTTTATCAAACAACGAATCCTGCAATTCCCGTGCAGTTGGCTGGGAATGCTGCAAACATCTATAATACTATGTCTGATTATCAGGCTCAAACGTATGGTGCGCAGGTTGGCGCGCTTGCAAGTCAGCCAAGCGGTGCGCAACAATTTGCTCAGATTGCTGGCGGAATTAGCAGTCTTTTTAGTCCACTAAAAATTAAATAAGGATAATTTATGGCAGATAGCATATCATACGGACCATTTAATTTATATGAAAGCGATGCCTATAAGCAGGCTAAAGCCATGCAGGCTGAAGAAGAGGCATTAAAGCTTGAGAAACTTCGTATGGATATTGCTAAATCACGCGAAGAAGAAACAATGTCAACGCCAATAGGAAGGGCTGGCAGGGCTGCAGATGTAGCAGCTTTTCTCGAACAAGAAAAACAAAAGGATGTTGGCATTCCTATCGGCGAGCAAATGGCATCAAAGATGGTAGCTCAAGGTGGACCAAGCATTCTTGAGGCAACTAAGATGCAGGGTCAGCTTGATGTTGAAGCCAGAGCAAGACAAGCAAGAGTTGATGCCGCAAAGAATTATCTTGCTGGAGAGAAATCTTTACTTCCGTCTGCTGATATAAATATTGATGGAGTAAAGCGAACTGTTCTTGCGCCAGAGATTGGCAAAACAAGCGCAGACATTAACCAACAAATTTTTCAGGCCCAAGTTCCTCAGCTTACAAAAGCATACATGGCTCAAGGATATGATCCAGATACTGCTGTCAAGATGGCTGGATCTGATGTAACTAAAAATCTTTTCAAGGCACAATCGAGTGGTAAGGTTGTGCTGACTTCAAACGATGGAATGAGTACAATTTCATACACAAACGAACAGGCACAGAGAATGTGGAAAGACCCATCAACTCCAAAGTTTATTAAGACACAATTAAATAACTTCTTTGGAGAATCCGAACAACCAGCGGCTGCAAATTGGATTAAAACAAGACTAGGTAGATAACATGGCTGAAGCCCTAGAGCTATCGTCAGCCAATCGTATTAGGCAACTGGCAGGTATGCCAGTAGAAGCAGAACCACCACCGAAGCTAGAAGAACCCCCAGCATGGAGTGAGATCAAGGCTTCCGAAGATTACAAGACTCTTACCTATCCAGAGCAGGTTGACCTAGCTCGCAAATGGGGTACTGAAACCAAACAGTACGCATCCACGCTTCCAGACTATACACAAGAACAAGATGTTGAAATTGATGATTTTGTAAACAAGGAGGCTGTTGACGTTCCAGCTAATGTAAAGGCGGCTGCGTTACGCGCTGGGCTAATTAAGGGATCGGCATCAGTTATGGTTGGAATTGCTGGTGGTCTTGGCGGTGCTGTAGTTGGCGGACCAATTGGCGCAGTGGTTGGTGGAATTGGTGGATCAATTGCTGGTGGAGAAATGGCAGAAGCTGGTTTGCAGAAGTTTACACCTAAGACAGCAAGGGCGCGTGAGTTTGCGCCAGGTTACGCTGCTGCTGGTCAGTACGCGCCAGAGGTTGTTATGGGTACGGTTGGTGCAAAGCAATTAGTCCAAGCTGGAAAAACATTGTTCCAAGAACTTGGCGCAAGGAGGGCAGCGCAAGAGTTGGGTAAAACAATTGCTGTATCAGCAGCTGGTGGTGCTGGAGTTGGCAGTGCTGTTAGGGCAATTACTGGAGGCGAGGTTACGGCAAGAACAATTGCTGAAGACGCATTGTTTAATACTCTTTACGCTGGCCTTGGAAGCGGGTCTAGGGTGAAGGGATATAATTTTAACGAGTTTAAGGATTTAAATTACAAGGTTAAAGATGGAAGAGCTACGCCTGCTGAAACTAGGGATTGGCAACAAATCCTTAACGAAGCACAAAGGACGCAAGCAACTGGAGTTGAGCGAGCCAAGCGTACCGAGGTTCAACTTGGTGGCAGAACTGTTCTTGATAAAGTAAATCTTGAGGTTAGTGCGCCCAAGCCTGGTCAACCAGAAGTTAGCCCTTACTACGAGCAACAACTACAAGCACCATCGCTTCCAGAAACAGTTTCAACCGAGATCCAGCAAGTAAGTCCACAAGAGCGTCCGATCAAGCCAGCCACAGTAATCCCGCAGGAACAGTTACCAGAGGCAGGCGTGCGCGGGAACGTGCGCGGAACAGCAGCCGATACAGCCGAGATGCAACGGCGTGGAATCACGACACAGATGCAGGAAAGCATAGTCGATCTAAACGATCCAGTTCCGAAGACAAACGTATTCACAACCGAATCCCAGGGCATCAATCGTGAAGCCATTATTCCAGACACTCGCGGACTGCAAGGCGAGATTGTACGCGAAGGGCCGATTGTTACGCCAAGGACTCAGTTGCCTACAACGGATAGATTGGCTTTGCCAGCGGTGGGTGAGGTTGTTCCAGCAGAAGTTGCGCCAACCGTACAACCAACCATCCCTCGCCCTATGCGTGGCAAGGCTGGTGAGGCTGGGTTTATTGTATCCGATGTGCAGGAAGGTGCGGCCAAGGTGGCGCAGAAGTGGCTTACCACCGAAGGCAATCTTCCCAAAGAGATGTTCGACATTATGGAAGCCAAAGGATCGCGCACGCAGGCAATGTTGAAGCAGATTGATTTCACGCTGAAGGATTTGTCAAATGCAGCCAGAGAGCTTAATGGCAAGCCTAAATTAACTCAAGATCAGTCGCTTCAAGTCGATCAGTTTTTGCGTGGTTATATGCCAGCAGAGAATCTTCCAGAAGCAATCAGACCCGTAGCACAGCAAATGCGCCGTCAGCTAGACAACCTATCGGAAGGCTTAATACAAGTAGGCGCATTTTCACAAGAACCTGGACCTTCTG